TGCAATGATGGACGCGCTCACTGCGCCCATCAAGACAGAAAAATTAGAGACTGAAAGACCGCCATCGCAGGCAGCGTCGCTAGATATTCGTGCTCTTGCCGCAGCCAATAGAGATGATGATGATGACTAAGAAGACAAAGGCAAAAACAAAGCTAAAAGTTAATGTGCTTAAAACTCTAACGCTGCAGCAGCGCACTGACTTGTTTTTTCGTATCTGTAAGACTAGAGAAGAACTAAAGGCCTGGATTAGTTTGTTTTTAAGTCTTGATCTCCCTGATCAAACCGTATCTAGATATGCCGACTCTAATCCACTGGATATTGTCTGGCTGATATACGAGATATGCGTTTTAGAAAAAAATAAAGAAAATATAGAAGAGCTGCTTTGCGTGGCAGGTCGTGGTTCGGGAAAAACCCTCGCTGTTGCTATTGCGGAATTCATTCTGTTATTCCATGATCAGCGAGATGTTGCCCACGTTGGTGCTATCTTATCGCAAGCCAAACGATGCTATCAATATCAGCAGGGCTTCATGCTCAGTGAGCGCGTCTTTCCTATATTGGGTCAAAGTATAGGCGGCGTTCCAATAATGGAAAAAACGACTCAGCAGAAGAGTTCGTTTAATGTGCGGGATCGCAAAACCGGGGAGCTTGTCAAGATTGATCTTGAAGTGCTTCCCTGTACTTTAAAATCTGTTAACGGTTTTCACGGTTCATTTGTTTCTGTTGATGAGATTGATACAGTTCAAGGTGAAGGCATTAGGGCATTCCAGGATATTTCCGGCATGCTTGACTCTAAGAGAGGCAGGAAAGCACTCCGTGTTGGTATATCGACACGGAAATCCCGCTATGGGTTGATGAATCAGCAGATTGAAGACGCTGTTGCTCAGGGTCGAACGATTAGAAAATGGACTGTCCTAGAATTCAGTGAGCGTTGTCCCGACCAACGATCCGGCGTAAATCCGACAACGGGTTACTATTTGCAAGACACCATGGAAGTTCTTACAGAAGCCGAGTTCCTTAAAAAGGACAGCAAAAAACAAGAAGAATATACAAAACATGAGTTTGCGGGCGAAGGTTGTTTAGTGTGCCCCATGGCCGCACTATGCCTATCTGATGCAAAAAAGCAAACGTCTAAATCGACAATGCTTAAACCAATATCGGATGCAATTAAAAAGACTAGAGAGAACGGTGCTGATTGGGCTATATCGCAGCTCTATAACCTAAAGCCTTCCGTAGAGGGAATTGTTTATAAGGAATTTGACGAGAAAGAACACGTCAAAGACTGGAATCAGATGTGGAGTATTTTAACCAACCAGGAATATCCTGGAGAATGTACGCATGACATCTTTGTAAAAAAATGCCACAATATGGGGCTTGCCTGTTATGCCGGTATTGACTGGGGCTGGTCCAATCCAAGTACTGTAGTCTACTTCTTTGTAGATAAGAGAGAGAACGTATACGTAGTGCGTTGTGAGGGTAGGACCTATACCAACAACCCAACCTGGGCACAGACCATTAAAAGTAAATGGCACCATATGTATCGCTGCCAACTCTACTTCCCCGACTTAGCAAACCCAGGTGATGGACAAACAATGCGTACAGAGGGATTGCCGTCACCCTCTGAGCAAGTTAAAGACACACCAGGCGGAATACAAGTTGTTAAAAAATGGCTTAAAAGCCTCGCTTCCGTAAATTCTAAAATGTTTTTTGCCAGAGAGACGTGTGGTGCCATCATCACCGAATTTGGTTTATATCACTTTAAAACAGATGCTGCTGGTAAAATAACGGATGAGGTAGAGAAGGAATACGATCATTGGCTTGACGGTTTGCGCTATGCAATGTATGGCTTATTCGGCAAGAGTTCAGCGATCGTGACAGACAGTGAGTATGAGGGCAGGGAGCAGCTGATAGATAGAACTGGCAATTTCGCAAGAATGCCCTCTCCGCAAGAGTATGCCGCCTCTAAGAATATACGCATGAATCCAGAGATCACTCAAGATAAGAGCAGATTAGGGCAAATTGGTAAAAAAAGTGAATTAGATTCTGATGATGGAAATACCGGGGTAGGAGGCGAAGGATCGTTTCTTTGGTCTTTCTAGCACAGCTTGCTGTATAATAGAGATGAAGTGAGGGCTGTATGGGTTGGTTTGATGACATTACTAAGGGTGTTAAAGACGCTTTGTTGAATGATATCAACGATTTGTCTAAAGGCGATGGCGACAGTGTTCCAGATCGGCCTCAACAACTAGCACAAAATGAGGGCTCAATTGGTCAAAAAGCGATCATCGATGATCCATTCTTTGATCAGGTTCATCAGCACTTCATTTTTCGTAATAAACTATCCCGTATTTCTAATAAAACTCTAAAAGACGTATCCGTTAGGGATTGGGTGGTTTCTGCCGCTGTCCAGGCGCGCTGTGACACAATGCTTCGGTTTGCTAGACCTCAGCGCAGAATGTTTGAGATGGGGTTCAAGCTTCAAAAGAAGGACCAATCTGAAGATTTGACAACCGAAGATAGAAAAATCATTGCTGATTTAGAAGACTTTCTCTATCACTGCGGTCGCAAGGATAAGGTTCCTCCTGGCGAAGAGATGACTTTCGGCGAATTCCTGAAGCTGCTAACTCGTGACGCCCTAACATTTGGTCACGTTGCTGTTGAAAAAGTACTTACCAGACGCGGTAGCCTGCATCGCTTTAGGCCAGTGCCAGCCGAAGCAGTGTACAACATCAACCCAAAGACAAATAAAGATATTGTTGCCAAAGAAATCGTGAATGCTCGCAAGACATACCAGATGAAGCAATCCGCTTATGGTGGCAATAATCCCGAATCTGCGCAGTCGTTTAATGAACCGCCAATCGAATACTATAAATATGTCCAGATGTCCTACGACAACCGTGTGCTAAGCGCATTCGGTGATGAGGATATGATTTTCAAACTCTTTAACCCGCAGAATTTCTCCGATTCTCTGGGATATTGTTATTCCCCATTAGAACTTGCTATTATCAATGTGACAAACCATCTTAATGTTGAGAATTACAATTCCAACTTCTTTACACATGGTTACGCTGCTCGCGGTATCCTTCATCTAAAGGGCACAGTGACACAATCTCAGCTGGCATCATTTCGCCGTCAGTTCTATAACACCATCTCTGGCACGCAGAACGCCTGGCGAACACCTATTATTGCTGGCATGGATGATGTACAGTGGGTTCCAATGTCTGGCTCTGCTAAAGAGATGGAATACTTAAACTATAATAACCACATCATTCGGGCAATCTGTACCCAATTTCAGATCGATCCTGTTGAATTAGGCCTTGACTACCTAATTAGTGGTACAGGTCGCTCTTCTACGCAACAAGCCAACAGTGAATATAAGATCAACTATTCACGCGAACGCGGCCTTATCCCTATCCTCATGCTGTTTGAAGACATGATTAACGGCAGCATATTGCCGGCAATCGATAAAGAGATGGCGAAGCGGTTTGAGTTCAAGTTTACTGGAATTGACGAAGAATCAGCACAAACAAACGTCGCCTTACAGCAGGCTCAAATGACGGTGTTTTCTACCATGAATGATCTACTTCGTGGTGAAGGTAAAGAGCCCATTAAACATGAGGCGGCCAACCTGCCGCTTAATCAGTCTTTTTGGGGTTTGGTTGAGAAGAACATGACTCGCGGCGAAATCCGTGCCACTTTTTTTGGCGATAAAGCTGCTGCTAAAAAACGCGAGCTTGCTTATATACCTGCAGATCCAGCATTCTTAGGCTGGCAGCAAATGCTGCTAACGCTTGATGCACAGAAAAAACAGGCAGAACAAGCAGAACAGCAGGCACAGCAGGCTCAACAACAGCAAGCACAAGAGGCGCAAGAAGCGCAGCATCAGCAAGCAATGGCAGAAGGCAAGCATAATCGTGAGCAAGAGATGCACGATTTACAGGTTGATGATCATAAGAATCGTCAAGCCCACGCTGCCGTAAATCCGTCGCTTAAGGATCTGGCAAAAGAGAGTGGCGCTGGCTCTAAACCGCTGAATATCGGCGGCCAACCTGTTGCAAATCCTATTAATTCTGACCTCGCTGACAAATAAGATTTGTATAATCCTGTCGTGCATGGTGTCTATATAGACACCAGTGTATTTTGTAGACATACAAAGTAATACATGCGAGGGATAAATGAGCTGGCTGATTATTGAGGGAATTGATAGAAGTGGGAAGAGTACGATAGCTGCTCTTTACAAAGAGCAAGGCTACGATTTAGTTCACATGTCTGCTCCAGACAAGAAGTATAAGCAACCCGGGTATTCTGGTCCGTCATATCTTGACGACATGTTGGACGTGTATATGCAATACGACGGCAAAGATGTTGTCTTTGATCGCTCTATATACGGCGAGTGCGTGTGGCCCCATGTATATGGTCGCGAGCCCTCTTTAACTGAGGACGATATTGAAATTCTGCAAGAATTCGAAGATCGCAACCAAACATCCCGAATTCTGATGGTCGATCTAGATCAGGCGGGACACTGGAAGCGCTGCGTTGACAATAACGAACCGCTCACTCAATCGCAGTTTCGTTTAGCCCATAATCTATATACTAAACTAGCACATAAGTACAATTTTGTGCCAAAACAATTGAGTGACTTTAATCATGAACTTAGTAAATCTAAGAACCAAAATGATCAATCGATTAGTAGTGCTGATACTGAGACAGCAAAAAACAAACCACCTGTCGCGGCGGGAAAAAGCATTAATGATCCTGGCACTGATAGTTCTTCGCCTAATAAAACCGTTCATGAAAAAGGCTCTGGTCTTGAAAAGCTCGAAAAAGCTAACGCAATTTCAGCAGTTCTCAGTAAGCGCCTTATTAAGCAGCGAGGAGAATCGTTTGATGAACTCGAAGGAGAAGTCACCGACTTCCTTAAACGAAGACTTGAAGAACTTCTAGGGATTAATAAGATCACCTCACCCTCCTTCTTACCAGAAGAGGTAGAAATACTGAAGATGTTCTGTCAGCGTTTAAAAGAAAAAGAAAAAGCAACACAGACCCCAACACCGATCCCAAGACCATCTGTTGGACAATTATTAAGAAAAAGTTAACCCACTTAGGAGAGAGTATGACACTTAAAGGTAACAAATCTAAAGGTCAGCGAGCATTAGAGACAGAATCTGGTTTGAAACAACTTCAGATGGCAACCCGAGTTAGTCAGATGCTTGTCCAACAAATGGGGCAATCTGTACAAGCCATGTCGAAAGACATGAATGAACTCACTGCACGGCAGCGCGAGCTTCAGTACAAGGTTCTTGCAATCCAAGAGCTAACTGGCGTCAATGTGGATGCGGTCACTGCACTTGCTGAATCGCTGCAGATTAAAGATTTTGCAGAAGCTTCTGCAAAAGAAGATGCGGCCGCTGGCGCGGTTAATGCCGAACTAGTTGAAGAGGATAGCGTGGTTATCTTGACTTCAAGCGTAAATCAAGGCGGCGGAATTCTTCGCACGCGGTTAAACGTTGCTGAAATCGGCTTTCCTCAATTAAAACAAGACCTTCTTGGCAAGAGGGTTGGCGACACATTCCCTGCAGAGGTTAACGGTGTATCTCACAGTATCTCAATTCTAGGGATCAAAAAACTTCCACAGAAGTTGGAATTGGATATGACAGTTTCTGAAGAAACTACAGCAGAAACCGCCGCCTCCTAATAAGTCAGTAAATAGTATTTATGTGGCCAATCTATAGTATATGCTAAGATTGGCCATTTTTCTATTCTTTTAAGTAGAATCTACATAGTCATGCTAGAGGAGAGACTATGTCAGAAAAACCGCTAAAGGACATGGACCCACGCTGTCCTCGTAATTTAGACGATGTACCAGATACTTGGTGTGCACTTGCTGTTCAAAGACTTAAAGCTTTGCGCCACGCAGGCCGAGAACTCTCTGAAGAAGAGGAGGCCAAATTACCTGGCTGCCCTTATGCTGTAAATCATCAGCTTGCCAATTATTGTTTCTTTAAGTTGGCAAAAACATACGTCCCCGATAATCGCGGCTTCTCTGACATGGAGGTTGCCCATTTTCTCAACGTATCTATGGATACCGTCAAGAAAATAGAAAAGAAGGCCGTGCAAAGAATGCGCGAATCGACTGGATTTAGGGAGGTTATAGAGACCTATGACGGCGATCAGATTATGGAAGAGGCCCCTGATTTCAAAGAGTCCAGTGCCAAA